ACAACATAATTGTTTAGGTAGTTAGCTAGAGTTGGCAGAACCATTTCAATCAAAGGCAACACTTGAGCAATGAGGCTAGCAAACACCTCGGCTACTATTCCTACTGCTTTTACCAATGGCGGAAGAATCGTTTTGACCAAATTGCCGAAGGTGTCAGCCAGCGGTTTAATTATGTCAAACAATGGCTTTAGTGCATTTATTAGCTCAAGCAATGGAGTAATCAAATCAAAGGCTAGTTCGATTAGTGGCATAAATACATCAATCAAACTTGACATGATTGGCTCTAATGCTTCGCCAATCTGAACACCCATTTCTTTAGCACGGGTTTCCAAAGGACCCATTGCTTCAATAACATCCATAAAGAAACTTTGAAATTGCGAGAACACAGGTCCAGCAATGTTTGCGCCAACCCTTTGGAATGCTGCTTGCACATTCGCCATAGCACCTGTAACTGTTTCACCAGACTTTAGAGCCGCACCACCAATTTTATTATTGAGGGCTTCTTGAAGCATCGTGGAACTTATTTCACCCTGAGCAGCCATTTTTCTGATTGCTTCTTCGTTCACGCCGAACTGCTCAGCAAGCATGCTGTAAATGGGGATACCCCTACCAGCCAACTGCATAAGCTCTTCATTAGACGCTCTGCCAGTAGTCGTGACTTGATTGAGGATATAACCCATGTCTTGCATGCTAGTTCCAGCAATGTATGCGGTGTCTGCGACTGTTTTTAGATAACCAGCTAATTCAGCTCCAGGTTCCACACCAGCGGCAACTGCTGTAGCGGCAACAGTAGCGGCTTCTGCCATGCCAAAGTAAGTGCCTTTTACTGCACCCAAAGCGTTTTCCATAATGAGTGAAACTTGTTTCGTGCTATTTCCCAAACCTGTAAGTTTTGCACTAGCGACTTCAATGTCTGATAATCGACTTACTCCACTAGTTAATGTTCCAACAGCAGCGGCTACTGCGCCAATCCCTAACGCTAAAACGCCGCCACCCACGCCTTTTGCTAACCCCTTGAAAAACCCACCTGTTTTACGAGTACCTCTGTCAGCAGATTTAGTAAGCTTTTCCATTTGACCAGTGGCTTTGTTCATCCCAGCATCGAAGTTGGCGGTGTTGGCACTTAGCTTTGCCATTACTTCAAATGTTGATGCCACTTTTAAGCTCCTCTAGAGTTGGCTTTGCGCCGCTCCTCTGGTTCAACGATTGTGAGTATGGCAAGCCATTCAGCCCACTCGCTTGCCGATAATGGCAAAAAGGCAGGGCTTCCGCGTTCAAGTTCTGTAACGGAACGCCCTAACCTTTCAGCTACTAGGAATCTGGCTCTTCGTTCGCCATCGAGGAGGATTTTTTTCCAGCCACCTCAATCGCATCATCAGTCAATCCTGAAATGCGTGAACCAACATCAACAATATGTTGAATTGCGGCAGCCGATTTTTGTTTTAATGTTGGGATGTCCGCCTCTGTAAAGAGTCTTTCCTCAGTTTCAGGGTCATAAGCACAGCCGATAAGAACGCCAACTGTAAATGCTTTGATGTCTGACTTCTTAGTTTCGGAGTCGTAGACCGAAGTAAGGAAGTCATCCTTAGCTCCGAGGCTAAAGCCTTTGACCAGAACTTCAACGCCCCACTCTGGAACTGATACCAGTTCGCTTGGGGTGTCGTTCGTTACTGCAAGAATCTTGTCGCGAAGGGACATTGTTGCTCCTTTGGTTTAGTAGGTGCTTATTGTAGTAGCGCCAGTTCTCTGGAACTCTACCGACAATGATACTACATCTCCTACAGGAACACTGATATCGAAACTCGTTACAATAACTTCTTGTGAGTAAGACTTGTAACCGCTTGTGTTGCCCGCAGGTCCAAATTTTAGAGATGCAGAAGCGATTGTGCCGTCAATTAACGCAGCGATTGTGCCTTCAATGACCGTTGAGGTGGTTACATCGAACAACCCGCTTAGCGAGATGGTTGCGTCATTTAGACCTGTGATGTAAGTCTTAGCTGCCGAACCAAAGGTAGTGGTTTCTGCTGTTTCAATAGACTGACTAAACGAGAACTCGTTTGAAATGCTCGATAGTGCAGTAAGAACGCCAGATGAGTTATCAAGCTCAAATGCGCCATTTTTTCCGTGTACGAATGCCATTAGTTAATTTCTCCTAGATAGTGATATTGAAAATGTAATGCTTCCACTCCCAGCGGGGGTGACTTGGTAGCGGAGGTAACGATTTATTGTTCCTGTTGCTGTTTTTGATTCGCTTGTCAAGGTCGCTATTGCCACCGAGGTAAAAGTAATCAAATCTGCATAGGTTATATCGTCTGCCGAGTGTTGAACTTTGATTACTGTTGCAGCATCCATCGAGTTAGCGGTCACATGAACATTAGACGATGCCCCAGCAGTGGTAGAAGCGGTGTTGTCTATTCCAGTTCCATTTGCGCTTGCTGTTGCAGTAACCGCTCCACCGAGGATAAGTCCGTTTCGCAGACCGCCAGTTACCTGAAATTCGCCAGAAAGAGCCACTACATCTGATACTGGTGTTGTAATGTCGTAGGAAGTTTGCTTCGCCTGTGCCATTACGCAACTGTTTCCTTGTGTAAGTCCGCCGTCTTGTGCAAGCGTAATTACCGTTGTAGAGCCGTTAGCGATAATGTCCTCGAACACTTCAGCTACTGCATCTGATGAGCCATCAAACATTCCGCTAAACGAAATAGTTCCATCGTTCAATCCAGTAATGTAGGTTTTAGCCGAGTTGCCAAACGCGGTTGTTTCAGCCGTTTCGATTGACTGACTTGAACTCATCTCATTAAAATACGAAGATAGGTCATAGCTTGAAACCAAGGCACGACCATTCTTGCCGTGTTTAAAGCTCATCTGCTACCTCTTTCTTTACTGTCGTCTGCTTGCTCTTTGGTGCAACTTGATAAGAAGTTACAGGAGCAGGTTTGATGATGCCCGACTCAAGCAACCAAGGCACAGCGTTTTTTGGCAAGTCGTTGACCACTTCGCCAGCCTCAGCTCGGTTCTTAGGTGGGTAATCGATGCCCTGTATAATGATGTATTCGTTGTTTGCCATAAAGTCCTCTTTTCTAAGGTAGTGGCAGGGTTTTTTAGATGGCTACTAACACGCCCACACTATTCGGCGTAACCACATTCAAAGCAATAAGTTTTACTTCCGCCCATAGTGTCGATTTGGCGAATGTCTGGATGTGTGCATGGTTGGGTCGGGTCAATAATTGTGTCTGCAAGCTGCTCAGGCGGCTCAGGGTCAATGCTTCTTGAGATAACCTCCCTGAGTGTTTCTATGTTGGCTACAATGCCGTCAAGGGCTAATTGCAAGCGGTCTGCTTCTTGTCTATACATAAGTCACCTCGAAATTGCAGGTAAATTCGTAGGCAAGTCGTTCATCATGTCCCAAAGCAATAATGCTGCTTATCGGCTTGACCCTAAGAAATGTAATTCCAGACAACGATTCATTAGCAATCAATGACAAGCTGTTTTGAACATTCGTTATTTGAGTCAATGGGGTTGTGTAATCTTCGACTGGACCTACAACTTTTACCTGTAAAGATGGCTGATGTATGGCGATGCCGCTTGATTGAGTTTCAACCACACCTCCTGCATATTGAGTCAGAAGTGTTGCTGTTGATGATGTAGAAGGCATTACCCCAACAAACAAGTTCGTTCCCGCTGTGCCTAAGCTTTGTGTTTGAAGGTAAGTTGCTAATGCAAGAATCCAATTCATTAACTTAATATCCTTTCTACGCGTTTCAAGAGGTTTTGACGAAAGTTACTTTTCCGTGCCATTAGTGGTTCTTCCAGATATTTCGCCTGTTTACCCTCTTTGTGGTTATAACTTAGATTTTCGTGTTGTCTCAGAGCGTAAGCACTAGCCGCGCCGCCATAACCGAAAACAATCTCAATCCCATTACCAACTTCTTTCGCGGGAAGAATTTGACCCGATGCTCTAAGCGTTCCTGTGTCAACTGGCACAATTCTCTGAGAATCCCTAAATATAATCTGGGCTTCTTCGGTAATGGCTTGTTTGACCGCAGGTATCGCTCTTGCACCCGCTTTAGCCAAAATCGCGAGCAACTCGTCTGCGCCTATAAGTTCAATCTTAAACTCTTTAGCCATTACGCTGTCATTTCTACGCTGGTGTGATGGGATGATACTTCATCAAAATAAGTTGTCACCCTTGCAGCTTTGAAAGTGATACCCTCAACAACCACAATGGCATCGTCTTGAACATCGTAAACGCCATCCATAATTATGTTTGCTGAATAGCTGACCGCGCTTGCGCTGTCTGGCGTGAATTGGTCAGTCCTGTTTAGGGTCAAATGACAATTGAACGCGGTGTTTGCTCCACCGATTCTTTTTCCATAAACATCTCTTGATGAAATGTTCTGGAATGTGCCAGCGGTAATCATTAAGTCTTTTAACGCTTGATTGATTGGCATATTGTCCCCCTACGGAACGAGTTCGTCAAACTGGTTCAACTCAAACTGACTTACGGTGCTAACAAAATAAGGCGAGCCGAGGTTGTCTTTTTTACCCAATCGCAATTTGTCAGATAATTTTTGATACCAATTTGCGGTTTCTGCGTATTGTGTAGACAAAGACAAGTCACCAATGCTCTTGCTTGTTATCGCAGCTTCTTTGCCATATTTAATGCCAATAATTGAAGCCGCCTCAGACGCAGAAATGTAAATCTGGTTGCCATAAATAATCAGCAAATAAGCTATTTCTTCGTCTGTAACGCTGAAAGTCGAACTAACGGTATCTTGAATCAGAAATCTAATTTCATCTGTCAAGCTTGGAAAAACACCTGCAACAGGCGCGGCGTAAGTAAATGTCATTTTGTCTCCTTAATAAGCAACCCCCCACCCTAGAGTGGGCAGGGGGCGGCTAAGGTTAGCTAATTATGCTACTGCGGTTGCGAAATAAGCTCCGAGGTCAGCGGCAACAAGCTTGTTGGCGAAAGCGATTTGGCTCTCAACATAAGTAGCGGCGTTCTGCTCTAGTCGGTACTGCTTTGTTCCCACAGTTAGACCAAGACCTTCAGAAACACCACGCCACTGGAAACAATATCCAGCAGAAGGCATTAGTAGACCTGGGTTTGGTGCGGAGTGAACTAGAAGTGCTGACTTGCCAAAAGCAAACGAGAACGCGCCCGTCTGTCCTTCAACGGCTGTGTTCTTGACTGCCTTAGCAACAAGAACTTCTTCTAGACCAAATAGCTGAGCTAGATACTGAGTGTCTGGAACATCACGACCTGTGTACTTTACGCGGTCAATGATATCTGGGTGATTGCGAAGAACTGAATACACTTCGTATCCAAGAACCAACTTGTTGGCTTCAAATCCAGTTGTGCTAAGGATTGTAGTCTTTGCTGCTTCGATATCACTGATTGGGTCAGAGTTAGCGGTGTCAGACCATTGCTTAAACTCGTAAGCATCAGGAGCGCCAGCAACACCAGTGTAATCAGTTCCCCAAACGCTTGTGGTTACATAGTCGGTTACGAACTGTGTTTCCATGCGGTTTAGGATTAGCTGAGCGGTGAACTTTGCTGCATCACGAAGTGGGTCGAGAGGCGAATCAAAGTTTGCCATTATCTGGTCGCCGATTGCCTTCTTGACTGCGTAGACATCTGCGTAGTAGCTATCGGTGGTTAGACCATAGCCAGAAGTAACTGCCTCAGCGCCGTCAGCACGAACTCGCGCATCGTCTCTGAACCAATCTTCTTTGGTGTACTTGAAATACAAATCAGACTGCTTATCAACAGGAACAATAGGGAATACCTTGTTCGCAATAAAGTTGTCTGCTGCCTGAATGTAAGCCACAGATGAATTGGTTAGAATTGCATCTACATGGACTTGCGATAGGGTTGGGTTAGTCATTTAGCCTATTCTCCTTAAGCTGCTCGCGCTGGTGAGGCGCAATTGATGGCAACGGTGACAATGTGATTGGCGAGTGCTGCTGTTATTGCTCGCCCAAGAATGTACTTAGTTGTGTCTGTTCCAGCCGTAAGACTGACTGCTGTTCCCGTTGATGTCGTTCCAACAAGAGCGCCGACTGCAATAGTTCCCGATGACTTTACTTTGACAACGCCAGAAACTGCGATTGCTGCTGTCTCGCCCGATGCTGGGTCATTCATAAGAATACCGATTGGGACGTCTGTTGCAGCAGCGACAATGATTACGCCAGTGCCACTTAGTTTCACGAAATGATACTGACTAGAACTCAGGTCTGCTCCCGCTGGGAGTGACAAGGTTACTTGTGAGTCGGTTAGTTCAATTGCCATTAGTTAGCCTCCATAAAATAACGCTTGGCGAGGTCTGGGTTTGAGTCCAAAACATTCTCTATTCCTTGCTCAACGGTTTTAACTGTACCGTTCTCAACGAGCGACTTGGCGAGAGCTTTTGCTTCGTCAAGAACTGTGGGGTTTGAAGTGGAAGAAGTTCCCATTTCTTTTAGTAAGCCCGACTCTGACATCTGACCTTCGGCTGAGGCAAGAACGCCCTCAACTGCCTTGGCAAGAATCTCATCGGTCAATGCTAAGCGGCGAAGCGCGGGTGCAATAACATCGTGGTCGATTCCAACATTTGCAAAAGTTTCCTTGCTTTTTGCAATTGCTTCAGAATCTAGACGAGTGTCTCGCTCTTTGCGAATCTCCTCTGTAGCTGCTAGAACTTCATCACGCTGTGCCTTGAAAGCTTTAGCAAAAACTGCTACATGCTCTGCTGGCATTGCACGGATTGACTTCTTCATCTCATCTGGCATTTCATACATTGCCATTTCAACTTCGTCTAGCATTTCTGTTTTCTCTGTGTCAGCCTTAACCGACATTTCCTCGCTTTGCATAGAGGTGATTTCCTCTAACTTAGCAGCTAGGTCAGCAGCCTGAGCTTGTGCTGCACTTAGTGCCGCCTCAAGATTGGTTACTGTTTCCTCATACTCGCCTACTGCTTTAGCAATTGCGAGGTCAATCTGCTCTTGGTCGCTCAAATTGTCCTCCTTGGACTGTCCCAATGCTTTAAGCAACTGGGTTTTTATTCGGTTTGTATCGGTTGCGCTTTTCATAACTAAAAATCCGTCATGAAGGTGTGCTGCTCGGTCAACGCCAGATGTTTCTTCAACCTCTAAGCTGACCAACTTTCGACTTCTGGGCATAACATTCCTTCTCGGTCATTACCCAAGATAGTTTTCTTTGTTATACATTTGCGTTTGACACGCCCAGACAACCCCTGCAAAATAAATAAGTTCAAATAGTAGGCAATTGCCTAAATGTGTATCATAATAAATTAGGAGGTAAAAATGAATAAAGAGCTAATTCAAAATGAGATTAAATGGGTGGATGATTTTGCTTTGCATTTAAGGCGAACTAATGACCTACGCAACATTCAAAAATCACTTGCATTGCTTGCTAAGCGCAAACTGTCCTTGACAAATAAATTGAATCAAGAAGTTGATTTAGTTTGATTTTTGTGTCATAATTGACATGTTGAAGAAAGGAAATCAAAATGAGAAAACTAAAAAGCAAAGATGATTGCTACGGCTCAACAGTTTTAGACAACGAGAAGGTCAATGTTTACAAACAAGTGGGCGCAAATGCTCATTACAGAATCACCCTAACTTCAGAGTATGCAGATGATGGCGATTGGGAGCGTTATTATTTCGCTGAATTAGATGATGTCAATTATGAACAAAAGGCTATGAAACTAATCTTCGAGCTTGCAACTAGAACTAAATTCACCGAAGTCGTAGCCGCCTAACGACAACACCAACGAAAGGATGCTAAATGTTTACTTATATTGAAGATTATGAACAAGTGACAAACAGTGGATGCAATGTGGCTTTTGAAGGGTCTATTTATTTAGAAACGGATGGATTGAAAACCGAGGTTGGACAAATTCACAACCGAGGTGATGGCGGTTGTAATATCTTTCATTTCAAAAGCAAAGAGATTCGTGAACTATTTACCGCCGAAGCAAAGAAGGCGCTTCCTACGGAAACTTTTGAAGTGGAAGATGCTTACATAGAACTCTTGAATAGTGCAACTTAATAACGCATAAAACATCAACGAAAGGATACGAAATGACAAACATAATCGCAGGATATTCAAACAAAAACAATCCTTGGCACGAATGGATTATGGACAACTGCCCCCAGTACTCGAACTTCATCAAGTTTGCTGGCAACATCGTGAGACTCAACGCTGAAAGCAGGGGGATTCCTTTTGCTCAAGCAATCCCGATTTACATCAAGGAAAAAGGTTTGGACTTTGACAACGCCTTGGACTCCTTTATCGGTTACGAAGTATTCAGGCGTGAGCTTACCGAATACAGGTTAGCCAAACGAACGGACATTAAATGACTATCAAAATGATTAAGGCGACAGATTTAAAACCCTACATGAAGATTCGCACTCGCGAACTCATTTGGGGAGCAAGGAATTTTACAGTTGGCGAAGTTTCGGTAAGAGACGATGAGGTGTTGGTTTGGATATGGACATCGACTAAGACCCATCGACTGTCAACAAAATTAACTGAAGAATTTGAGGTGATTGGATAATGAGCAAATTAGCGTTGCAGGTATCACCAGCTGGCGAAGTCGTTGAATTGGACATGACCATAGACGGCTTGACCGTTTTACAGGGAGCGGTAGATGGTTTGATTCAACCCATCGACTTTTATGGTATGACAATGTGGGTCAACGAAGAAGGATTGTTGAGAAACGATTTGAAAGAAAATGTAATTGCTCAGCTTTTTTATGCAGGTGCAATTATGGGAACTGTCGTTTTCACTGGCGGAACAGACAATGTGGGCAACACCTTGCCGCTTGACCATGAAAACGCTGCGCGAATTAAAAACCTAAGTGAAATTTTTGCCAAAGCAATAAATGAAGTCAAAGAATGGGGAACGGAATTATGAACAAAGCGACAAACAACTTACGACAATTATTTAATCACACCGTTGACAAGATTGAGATGCAGTCATTCAATAACGGATTTGAAGCCGCCGCGAACGCATTAGATGAACTGTCAGACATCAAACATAGATTCGATGAACATATCTTTGCCGAACATCTTCGGTGGGCGGCTAAAGAATTAAGGGGCGAAAATAATGACTAAATGGCTAGACGACCACGAAATCGGGGAGTGGGAGTATGCAGGGCGATACAATTCTGAAAAAGAATGGAATCCTAGGCTAATCGCTTGCACAAATTGCGCCGACTACTCTGAACCCGAAGAAATGACCCAAATCCATTGGGGGTCAATCGGTGAAATAGAGGACTATTGCAAAACTTGCTCAACCGAATACAAAGGAGATAACCAAAATGA